CCCAGACATCTGCGACATCACGCCAGGTTTTATTTACAGCTCCTGTATCAGGATTCTGTGCCGTCACCGGCTCCTGGATTGTGACCTGGTGCCGTAATTTCCCGGCCTGCATACTACCCCCTTGCTTTTTGGCTGAGGTATTGTGGCTTCAAATCATCAAGCGTAGAAATTTCGATGGTGTCATCTTCAGCCAGAGACTGGATAATGAGGTCACATAGTGCCACATTCGAATCAACCAGTCGGTTTATCGCGTCCGTTTGTGCCATTTGCGCTGCTGTCTGTTCGCGTATCGCCGCTATAAGTTCGTTTGCCTGTAGCTCGTTCATATGCAATTTTCACCCATTTTTTTAACCACTCTCGCCTTTCAGCGCATCCTGAACAGGACATTTTTACACCCCGTAAATGCGGTATGGTTGCAGCAATGCTTCAACTGCAAACGGGACCTCTGCCACGGTTTGTCCTACGGACACTGTCTCTCTGTTTGCATACCAGTGACCAATCAGCAGTAGCATGGCCGCTTTAACATCATCATTCAGTAGAATCGGGTCCGGGTCGTCTGAGTAGCCAGGGGAGCTTTGATTTTCATAGAGCGTTCGCCTTGTCCATGTCTGGACGTAACGCGCGGCCGCACCGGTGTATAAAGTCAGCAGGGCATCGTCTCCGGAAAAATCGGTATCAATGCGGCAGTGCTGTTTCACCACATCAAGATCGAGCATTATTTTTTCGCCTTTTTATCTACTTTTGGCTCAGGCTGCTCAGGCTGCTCAGGCTGCTCAGGCTGCTCAGGCTGCTCAGGCTGCTCAGGCTGCTCAGGCTGCTCAGGCTGCTCAGGCTGCTCAGGCTGCTCAGGCTGCTCAGGCTGCTCAGGATTATCGGTTTCGTCGATCTTCGCGTAACCTTTTTTAATGAGTTCGCGACCATGTTGTTCCTGCGTTTCCAGTCGATTACCTTCAATTACTACAGTACCAGCGAAGTAAATCGGTTTTAGGGCGATTAATTTCATAATTCCACCTGTAAAAAGCGGCCCGGAAGCCGCAGTGTTTGTCAGCTGCCTGCGCCAGTGCTGAACGAACCATACACGAACGCTTCAGGACGTTTGACGGCAAGCGCCAGACGCTCTTCACAACGAATGGTGATCATGTTTTTCTCGAAGTCGTCGGCGTTCTCCGTGGAGATAACGACGTTCGCATCTTCGCGGTCGAAGATTTGAGCCCCAGCGTTGAAAGCACCCGTCAGGAATTTACCCTGGAAGGCCGCCGCTTCCGTGGCAACAACCGGCAGGCCCCACAGCGTCGGTCCAGTCAGTGCTGCAGGATTAGCCAGAATGTATCGGCCCAGGCTGTCTTTGGTCAGTTCGATTCGCGCCCAGTCAATGAAGTGAAGAACGTGGCCTGATGCCGGGAAGCGCGCCAGTTGCGCCTGCAGCATTGCCAGACGCAGATCGTCAATTCCGCTCTGCTGTTCAACAGTAAATGCCGGGTTAAACGCTGACGCCTGAGGAACAATTCCATGCAGATGCACGCCGGTACCATCACCGAAGAGAATTTCCTGCTCTTCCGCATACTTCAGTCCGTAGCGCATTTCTGCATCAACGGTTGACTGCAGCTGTGCGAAGTCATCCAGGATCTGCTTTGAGGCTTTGAAGAGGTGAGCGATGGTGCTTACGCCAGTGATTTTCGGCGTAAACTCAATTTCGCTGTATGGTTTCTGCGTATTTTCAGGAACCACTTTCGCGTTGTTGGTAAAGCCAGTCTGTTGCACCCAGAAAATAGCCGGGGAAGAAGTGCGACCAGGTGCAATCAGATCGCGGATGAACAGACGCTGCTTCGGTGCCGTATCGATGCCCGGAATTCGCTGTGGTTCGACGACGCCATCAGGCACATCCGCAGAAGTCAGTGCAGCCTTAACCGGGATACTGATACGTTTGCCACCTTCCACGCCGGAGGCAAAGGTTTTCAGCGCTTCAGCAGAGATCACCTGCTGGCCGATTGATTCGACAACGTGCTTCGCGTTTGCCAGCGGCATCTGGGCAACATGTTGCTCCAGTTCGCCCATTGCTGCCTTCAGCGTTTTTTCTGCTTCGCGTAGGGCGTTGAACTCAGAAGCCATTTTATCAACGGCTGCCTTTGTTTCTTCTGACAGCTTGCCGGATTTCTGCGCCTCTTTGAGCGCGTCTTCTGCTTTCGCGTTGAACTTGCCGGTTGCCTCTTCAATGCTGGCCGTGACTTTTTTCAGAATATCGTTTACTTCAGACATAAAGGGTCCTTATTTGACTAACGCCGCCAGGGCGCTTTCAAGTGAATTGAGGGTTTCAGGTTTGATGTCTTCGGCAGCGCCCGGCGTACCGTCGTTGGTGGTGACAGCGCCAGGCATGCCACCGGATAAGGCTTTAATGAGTTTTCGGCGCTCAGAGCGCGGGGTGTTGGTTTTAGCCAGTAGCGCATCGAGTTTACGCAGCGCAGCGGCGGGAGATTCATCACCATCACTGACTGCATCAGCAGAAAGCAGGCTGTCTGCAAGACCTTTCGCCACGGCATCACTGCCACCGATATAGCTTTCAGCATCCATCAGCTTCTGCACGGCGGCCATATCAAGCCCGGAGCGTGCCGCGTAGATATCAGCCATTGCGGTATCGAATGGCTCCAGTGACTGTGCCAGTTCAGCAAAGTCATGGCGGTTTCCCATCGCGTATACCCAGCAGTTGTGGATCATCAGGAAGGCACCACGACCAATCTGAATATCATCCCCGGCCATCGCAATTATCGAGGCGGCACTGGCGGCAATGCCCAGCACCTTCACCGTTACACGGCCTTCGTATTCGCGGAGAAGGTTATAAATAGCCAGACCTTCGAACATGTCGCCACCCGGTGAGTTGATATTCACCGTGACGTCGGCGCCGTTCATCGCCCGAAGCGCACCGGCAATACGTTTAGCTGTTACCCCTTCGCCCCAGTAGTCCTGCCCGATAACATCAAAAACAGAAATGCTGTTATCGTCGGTGGCCGCCGCCTTGATCCCGCCGTCCCAGCGGTCCAGTGCGGACGGTAATGTTTCACAGGTAACGCGCGCGCAGGGGCGACCCGCCGGTGCTACCGGAAGTTGTTTTTTGCTCATCAGGAAAGTGCTCCTAAGCGGCCTGTTTCAGCGGAGATTGTTCAAAGGAAATGTCTGGGAATACGTGTTTATGCAGCTCTCGCAGGGCAAGGGCCTGAACAGCAGGGTTGCTGCTTTCGAGATTTTTCAGTTGCGTCAGGTTGAGCTGAACGGTGTAAATGTCGCCCCCTTCAATCGGCGGCATGTTCTCAAGACGACGAACGTCATTACGGGACATCCAGCCATTTTGAAGCGCGCTGGTATAGTAAGCGGCACGGCCCGCGCTGTCGGCGCGCAGCAATCCTTCAACGGAGAATTCCGCAAACACTTCGTCATCGCTGTCGAGTAAGCACCGGCCAATTTCCTGCTCAATATTCACCAGCAGCGGTCGAAGTGTATGAGTCAGAAACTGCAGGTTCATACCTTCCAGGCTTGATGCCCAGCTGCTTTGTTTCGTGGTGTGACCAACCATGAAAGGCGGCACGCGAAACCAGCGGCAGATTTCCTCAATGCTAAATGCGCGGCTCTCGAGCATCTGAGCATCTTCCGGGTTCATGGTCACGCCCTGGTACGTTAAGCCACCCTCAAGCACCATGATCTTCCCGGCATTTTTCGAACCGGTAAACGCCGCCATGTAACTGCGAAGTTTTTCACGTTGGGTGTCATCCAGAGCTTTATCAGAAGAGAGGAATCCTGAACTCTGCAGGCCCTGTTCGAATATCTTCGCCGCAGACTCTTCAACCGCCATTGCTGAACCGATCACATCCCGGCCAGTCTTCATCGGCATCATGCCGCAAACGCCATCCAAACCGAACCCGCGAATGTGCATGATGTTTTTGACCGGAATAGCGCGCTCGTTGCCATTTTCAGTGTATTTGTATTCCAGCGCCCCGGTAGTAAGACGTTTAACCACCATGTTCTGCGGCAGCAAAGGCACCAGGGAAACCAGGCGATTCGCGATGAATTTCTTCTCAATGAAGGCATTCCCGCGCAGGCAGATACTGGCGACCACCATTAGCATAAAGCGGGATGGTGTCATTTCTGAATTGGGTCGGCGGCACAGTATCGAATAGGCCGGATGGTCGGTTGCCGCTTTACGCGAACCGTCAGGCTGTCGAACGTATATTTTCAGCGGAAGGGTTGAAATAGACTCGCTCAACAGTCTTACGCATGCCCACACAGCCGATAGCTGGAT